CTTGACTTCAGTCCACTGGTCACCTGTTGAAAGAAAATTCTTCCAACGAATAGTATCAAATAAGATCATGTAGGGGGAATAACAAACTCATCTTTACCAATAATTGTGTAATAGTAGTTGTACTTACCACAGTTTGCAGCAACGATGGCAGGGTCAACTTCCATTACTTCTAACTCTTCATGATATCCATCTGCCTGAAGAAGATCGTTATATCTTACTGCATCATCCTCTTGCTCAAATACTTGCACAGTTTTGATTTGGTCTTTATTGGAGACCGCATAAACACCACCAGTATTTTTGTCTGTGAGAATAAACATTAGATTTCGCAAGCTTCTATGTACAGGGACCTCATGATGTTTTTGACGTTATTTGAGTCTACCTTAAGGTCGATCTCATCTATGTATTTATCCAAGAGTGTTAGAGTGTCTTCGGTTTCCATAACCTCAGCACCCATTTCAACAGAGAGATCTTCAACAATTTTTAGATCTGCTAGTCCAATATCTTGGAGTTGTTTGACGTTGTAATCGAATTTGGCATTATCGCCTTTCTCTTCAACGATAAGTTTTACGTACGTGCCTTCCAAATTGTCTGGCACATCCATGCCATCATTGTAATTGATTTTCGTAAACATGTCAAATGGATTACGATAAAACGTAGTCTTCAGTGTCTCTGTGTCAAAGACATGGAAACCACGTTTACATCCATAGTCATTCCAATACAACTGATAAGGATTGCCCAAATAGTTTATGTTACCTTTAGTGGACTTCATGTGATAGTGTCCACTGAATACCTTTTTAAACTTAGAGAAGACTGACGAGTCCATACCAGACTGCATCACATGCCCAGGATGAGCTTCAAAACCGTTAAGCTCAAGATGACCCATGCAGACATCAGCAGAACTGTTTGAGATTTCATCGAAGGCTCTATCTCGATTGTCGTCACATATCCAAGGAAGAAGAAGTATAGGACAGCCGTCAAAATCAACAGTGGCAGGGGTATCATGGACTGTGATATTTCCATACTCACCCAGTAACTCTCGGGGGGCATTGATCCTCAGGGTATTCTTGTAGTAAATATCATGATTACCAGTGAGCATGTGCATCTTAACGCCCATGTCCTCAAGAGGATTAAACCACATCTCCTTTGCTTCACTTAGAGACATGAAGTTAATCGACCTTCTCCGATCAAAGGTATCACCAAGAGCAATTACTGTCTTGATCTTGGATGCCTTCAGAAAAGGGATAACAATGTTATTGTAAAACTTTTTATATAAGTTGATGAATGCTTGATTATCGTTACGCACTCCAAAGTGCTGGTCGGTAATGAGCAGTATCTTCATCGTTTATTATTGATCGCAATACGGGACTTGATCTGATTATACTCTGCTCCGCCGTCTCCGTCAACCGAGAAGACTTCATCGTAACCAGATTTCTCAAGGATCTTTTCCTTGATATCAAGTTGTCTTTTCTCTTTAGCGATACGTCTTAGGAATGCATAGTATACAATCTGAGTAAAATATGCAAACGGATTCTTAGATTTAGAGGGATCGAAGTTGTCAATATACTGAATGCAATTTTCAATACCATCACAGACCATATCATCCTTATACATGTAGTTGATGAAGTTAGGTCTGTAAGATAGATGTGTTGCAATCTTCAGGAAGCAACCGCCGATGTAATTATTTACTTTAGGTTTCGGCAATCCTCTTGCTTCTGCAATGGCAACCTCGTCTTTGTATTTAATTAGAGCGGCAAGAAACTCCTGATTATTAACATAATGCTGTTTCTTTTTCATAGGAGTTTTTACCATATGTTTGTCTATCACTTGTTATCATTATAACACACTTGACAAAGTTGTCAATTCTCTATAGAATAACACTGTCAGGGTTGAGAAGGATTCTTATAGATTCTTTCAAATAACTTTCGGGCATCATCTACGTTGCCTCTATATCCCATCTCCTCATCGGGGGAGACTTTTTTGCGCTCGTCGGGTTTTCCTGGTTTGACTTCATCACCAGCAATGTATGCTTCATACATCATTACGTACTCGGATGAGAGAGATGCAAGAGATACAATGTCTCTTTCTCTAATGATAAAAAAATCTTCATCACTCATTTGCATCCAGTGAGAGAATCCCATTCCCCTGGCAACTTTGCCGTCGTCCATCTCTTTTGTAAAAGTTTCAATAGTTACAGGATCTTGGACGAACACTAATGTCTCACCATTGTCTTCTGTAAGAATTGCTTTGCCAACGACTTCTTCGCCATTATTTAATTTAAAAATTCCGTAGAATTCTTCGTCATGTCGTGCGTAATTGATCATAGGATTTTACCTTTACCTCTGTGATTTCATACTGAAATTTTTCTTGGTTGTAGACCTTCACTCTCTCCATTAAATGATTGAGTGTATAGTTGTTACCGCGATCAGTCGATATATCGTCTGCGATATCATAGAGTGTAGCTTGTGCTTTGTTTTCTCCTTTTCTTAAAACGCGACCAATAGATTGTAGGTTACGGATTCTAGATTTGGAAGGAGATGCAAAGATCACATTATGTAATTTTTTAATGTTGATACCTGTGGAGAAGGTGCCGTATGATGCAATGATAATTGTGTTATCAGATTGCTCAGTGAGAAGACGAATATCTTCTCGATCATCAACGTCAACACCCCCGTGGACTAGATGCACAGGTTTGTCTGTGTAACTATTTATCAACTCATACAGAGGGATGCCATGACGGTCCACATAGTTGAATAGCACTAGCGTATTTCCTTTAAGGTCACATGCTAGATTGCGAATGAATTTGTTTCTTCCCTCATGCTCAACTAAATAAGATATCTCGTCTTGATAACCTTCAAAGATTTTTTCTTCGTGTTTGAGTAGAATAACCTTGACTTTGAGTTTGGCGACGTGTCCAGCTTTCATCAACTCATTGGTGCGAGTAACTTGAGAGCATCTACCAAACACTCCTTCTAGCACGAGTTGATTTACATTTGCTCCGTCTAGTGTGCCAGTAAATCCGATACGATACTTACACTCATGCAACTTAGACATAAGAGACGTAAGAGATTTAGCTTTGAAAAGGTGCGCCTCGTCACCGATTACCACGTCAAACCTGTCAAACCACTTACGAGGTTCTTTATAGATAGATTGCCAAGTGGTAATTACTACTTGATGGTCCGTGTATTTTTCTTGCCCCGCATATATTTTGTGGCAGTATTCGGACGCCATCCATCCGTATTCTTCAAAGTCCTTATACATCTGCTCGACAAGAGAAGTGGTTGGGACTACGATTAGAATATTCCTATTCAAATTGACGTGGTATCTCACCAATGCATAAATCATTAACGACTTGCCTGATGCTGTTGGCGATAGCAATAAACGCCTATTATACTTTAAAGCTTCATAGATTGCTTTATACTGATAGTCCCGCACAGGAAACGGTAAGTGTAGAGACTTCACAAATCCTGCTACACCTTGAGGAGTAATCAACTCATTCTCTGCTAGAGGATGCCCGAAGAATTTGCATTCTTCCATTTCATATTTGTATCCTCTTTCATCCGCCCAGTCCAAGAGATAGTCGATGAGACCAACATAGATCTCTCCTGTCCCTGGGGAATATAAGCGGATTTTACCGTCCCAACCTTTATATCTTCGATTCTTCTGCATGAATTTTGCAGACTCTACCTCAAAGGTAAAGAAGTCTGCTAATTCATAGTTGATGTGTGGCTCTGCTTCGACCTTGAGATATACTTCATTCTTCTTTCTAATCTTCAAATCAAACATAAGGCGGTCCATAAAACCATGCTACAAGTGATTTTCTATGTCCAGCAGTGACAGGACGGACCCTATGCCATTGATCTGCTAGAAAGAAAATTGCGGAATACTTTTTAGGTTTGATTGTAACAAACCTTTGAGCATCCCCTGGTTTATATATCTCCAAATCAAACTCGCCTCCTTCGTAGTCCTCATTGAGGAAGAGAGACATACTTATTTTTCTTACAACGCCATTGATTATCTTTGGGTGTTGATCTATATGCCAGTCATAGAATCCACCCTCACCATAAGATCCAAACTGCACAGGTTCTACACCAGAGATGTTTAGATTCCAATGTGCTTGCCTATTAATTTGTTTCACCATACGCAAAAGCATGAGCAAAAGACTTTGGTCTTTCACCCATGCCACATCGGTCATTCTTTTTGTGCCAGTTTCTTGGTTATATAATCTTCCCGTCTCCCACTCTAGTGTGGCAGTTGTAATTGCTTTCTGGACTGTTGCTATCGATTCTTTATTGAAAGAGACTTCCTTGTAGAAGAGACCATAATTCATTAGAAACCACTCTTAAATTTCTCCCACTCAATGGCATTTTTAATTTGATAAGTGCGATTGTTGATTTGTCTCAACACACTTTCAAGAAACGCTAGAGTCTGGTCTATGTATGCAATCTTATATTGTAGTTTTTTGATGTCATCATCAGCATCAATAAACATTGTGATCTCTTCTTTTGTTGTGAGTTTGAGATCAAATGGCATCTCTTTGTATACCGATGAAGGTGCTTTACCTTTATAGTATAACCACTTCTCTTTGACCAGTTGGTTGTAATCTAATTCCTTCTCTCGTTTCATGAGAGAATAGGTATTAAAAAACTCCATGTATTTCATATGGAGTTGTGGGACTTTAGTGGACTCTTCACAGTATAGGTCATTGTCAATGACACTATCCTTCTTCCACATCTCTTGGAAACTTTCCAGATTCATAACGATACTTTAGTGCTTGTAGGTGCCATGCTTGTGCTAAACTCTTGGGTCCTTTCGTCAAGAGGATTCTCTCCTCAGGTGTAATGACCCAATGGTCTAGAATGTATTGCTTCCATTCTATCATCTTCTAGTCGTACTGTTAACGTTTCTGATCTCGTAAATAGTATACTTGAATGTGCAGGTTGCTGTGAAGAAATCATTATCAGATCCTGTGACATCAAAACCCAGTGTGCTCAACTCTGTTGGCCATAGATTTTTAAATACTACCTCAAAATTAGCGAGATTGTTATTATTCAACACAAGTAGTGTAGCATCCGAATAGCGATAATCCGAGAAATCATCTCTTTTGTATTCATTCTTAAAGTCAATTCTATCTGTGATACTCTGTGGAGTGCCTAGTCCTCTGATCCAGTTGTGCAACTCCATGTAGTTTTTGAGATCTTCATCTACAATAAACTCCATCTCGAATGTGCCATACTGCACATTACCCTCTACAGGAATAGGGACCAGACCTCTTGTAGGAATATCAACATTGCCTAGAGACAACGAAGGAATCGATGCACTCTGACATAGGTATGCTGCCTTCTTCGCTTTTTCTAGCGTAAAAAGGAATCCGATAGGTGACAGAAAGTTTCTGTTAGTTAGTTGCTCGTTATACCAGTTTGCCATGTTATGCGTTGATATTTTCTAACCATGATGTAGAGATAAACTTCTCTCCATTCAAAGGAGGATTGCCTCTATGCACATGTGTGAATCCTGCTGGCCAGATTAGGACCATACCCTTTACTGGTTTGACTCGCAGTGACTGATACAGAAATTCTGTTTCTCCACCATCAAAGTCATCATTAAGATACATCATTGTTGCCATAACTCTACGATTTGCACCCATGCTAGCATCTTCAGTGTGCCAACTATGATACCCTTCTTTGGGTAGAGTTCTCTGCACATTCAGGTATACCTGTTGATATCTGTAGCAGAGAAGGTGCTCATATACTTCGATGTATTCCTCTAGACAACTACCAACAATATCATTATATTCTCTCATATACTTGTAACCACATTGGTGGTCAAGCATGAAATCTTCAGTTGCCAGGCAAGTATCTTTGCGCTTATGTGGTCCTGGTTTATCTCCCCAAGTGCCATGCCTTTTAAATGTAGACCCGCACTTATCTTGATACCTCCAGTATTCAATCAGATCATCAGTATCATAATCAGTATGCCACATCCCAATAAATTGGTCTGAGCTAATCATCTCAATTTTTGCCATAGAGCATCATACTATTTCAAGTATTTAGACAAAGAAGAAGGGGGTCCGAAGACCCCCCTCATCCACTTCCTTCACACGGATTAGTATTTATGACATAAGCATACTCCTACAGATACGTTTGCATTGGGATTGATTTAATAGGTCGCATTCAATCAGGCATTCGTAGTAGTCATTCAGTTTTTGCATTTCGATGTCACATTCATCGATTGTGTCTTCAAAGTGTCGCCACTCGTCTAGCTGATTGCGAGATGTAATGTTGTGCATGATCTCACTCCATAACTGCGGACAATAATATAAGTTGAGTTAGGGATCATTTTTCCACCTCGCATAATTCTGTTACTATCTATACTAAATGTCAGCAAATTCTAACGGAATCGGTATGACTAACAATAAAAATTTATGCCTACGAGTTTATACCTAGGCATAAAAAAAGGACCCCTTGGGGTCTTTAGTATATAGTCTCTTTTTGAGTGCTCGAAGGCGTTGTTTACTTGCTCGGATTCGTCCCTTACAAGTGCCCTTGCTGTGTTTCTCTTTCTTAGAGTG